TTTACTACGTTATCTGTATTGTTAGTATACTTTATCTGAAATCCATTTGTCCCACCAAGCACTGATGACGTGGATGCTGCTGTTGTAATTGTAGCAACCCATGACACTCGATACATCCCCGCCCCCGTCGATGGCACAGCATAAAGCGTTGTTGCAGCAATAGCGGCACTCTGTGCTGTAAGATCACTTTTTGCGTACTCCACGGGCACGCCGTTAGACACCGTCGAAATGCCGTTCATCATCGACACAAGCCCTGTCGCTGTTATTTTCCACTGGGCAACGCCATTAAGACGGAATTCTTCAAAGAATGACGACCCGGGGCTTGCCGTGTCTACATTATTAATGAGAAAGGTTGTATCGTTTCCGGATGTCGCTTTGCTTATAACATGCGACAAATTAAACATATATTCATCCGAGTATGGATGAGAAGATATTTTTTGTACACGCAACGGCATATATGTGCCAGATGCCTGAAGGTGCGGTTGCAATATATGTAAAGCAACGGTATCAACGGTGAATCGCGATGTGTTTGTCGGATTGAATATAAGATTTCCCGTTCCAGAGGCTATAACATATTCAACATAGGATCCGTTCGCTGTATATGTTCCGACAGTCGTACCTCCAAGTGAAACGGTAACTGATCCAACAGTAAGCGATGATATTACAAATTCAAGTTTATATGGAGATCCCGCAGAAATGGTTAAAGGAGTTGATGGTGCTAGTGTCCCCGTACCATCGGCATTTTTCGTGACATTGTTTGTGCCATATGCCCAACCTGTTCCTAGCGTCCATCCAGTGGTTCCGCCCGTAAATGTTCCGTTTGTTATGAGATCGCTTTGTAAAAATTCAGTTAAAACCGCGGCAGAAGCTGTTAATGCACCATTGTTGAGATTTATGTCTGTTTGAGCTGAGAACCCAAGACCCGTATTGCTGAATGTTGCTGTGTTTACCCCTGTAATGATCTGAACCTGCGTGTCTGCATTGAGTGTTATCGCGGAGCCTGAATCATCTACAGTAAGAACCGTCCCATTGTACACATTATCAATATCGCCAAGCTGAGCATAAACATATCGACTCAAAAGTTGATTATCAAATATCTTGTTCCCATCGTTATCTTTGATGCGAAACACCGACATATCATCACGAGTATTCGCTTTTATTTCAACTTGTGATGTAGTTGGTACAATTCCGAACCCTGTGAATCCGAGAAGTTCGTCAAATGTGACAAACAAACCAGCCGATACCCTGTCCCCTAAGTCTATGAATCCGTCAAAGCTAGTGTTTGATCGCAATACAAGTCCCTCGGTAGATGTGTCTGAACCATAAGCTATTTGTCCGCCAGTCCTACCAGCAAGCAAAAGAAATTCTGACTCGCTTCTATCATCAAGTAAGTCAACATTGAGATTTGCTACTTTCGTCGTAGAAGAAATAACAAATGGTGCTGTGCCGGTAGCTACATTCGAACCAAACACTCCCGCAGTATCTACATAAGATAAAACACTATGGCTTGTGTTTTGCCATGTTGACAACTTCGATGTTTGCGATGCCACTGCTTCTATTATTTGCGATGTTTGCGTTGTAGAGATAGCTTTAATGCGCAATGAATCAAGATACATTGTCCCAACACCAACACCACCATAAAATCTGACTGCGCTGCTCAAGGGCTGTACTTCAATAAGAAAACTTCCAGCATTATTACCGAAGTAAATATAATTGTCCGCATAGAAATATATTTGCTTTTGCGCGTCACTGAGTGTAAATGTTGTTTGGTTAGCAACACCGCCAATATCTCCAAACTGGATATAGGGGTAGTTTATGCCGGCAGACTGGAATATTTGCATACCAGCAACTTGATTTCCCTGATCATCTACATATCCAAATCCGCCCGCAAGACTTTGATCATCAACAATAATGAGCTTGTAGTAATCCGAGCCATAGCCAACGGGATACTTTCCAACAACAAATTGACCTGTTCCCTCGCTGTATCTTATGCCCTTGATTGCATCCAAATCGCCAAGAGAAATATAGCCGTTTTCAACTGTCCCTGAATGCAGTATTAAATTATCCCCTGATGCCGTCCCACCATAAGCAGTCTGCCCACCTGCGCGGCCGGGGAGGTAGAGGTAGTTGGCAAGTACGGGCGTAAGGCTCGAAAGAAGAAAAGGAGGGTTAGTAATCATGATTGCGACCACTCCTGGATCGCAAGGATCATGCTTGATGAATGACCGATAGCGGTGAACGCATCTTTTGAGTAGCTATAATCTTCCATGTTGAATACAGCACCTGGAATAAGCGCCATGCCTGCGCGTAGCGTAGCGGTATTTCCGACTCCAAGATAAATAGTTCCATCGGAAATATTAACAATTGTTAGGCCGACGCGGTTATAGTTGTATGCGACGACGACAGAAGATGTTGTTCCGACTTGTCCGGTAGCTGGCTCCTTTGCAATTTCTGCTCCTGAGAATAGATTTGGCATACAAGAGAAATAAAAAATCCCCAAAGACGTTGCATCTCGGGGGGATTTTTATACCTGATTTAGTATATCATAACTTGACATTTCTCAAGATAGGGTATAAGGTGGGGGATTAAGAAAATTAAGCAGAGAATATGCAGAAAGAAACTGTCGAGGACGTAATAGGAATAGTATTAGCGATTGCTATAATCACTCTTGCTTGCTGGATTCTTGACTGTGCTCTTTGGGGATATACGCCGCTTATTTAGGAATTTCTGTTATCCCATTTGCCTGCATATCATTTACGATTCTTTGTCCGACTTCTTCCGCTTGAGTACTATCAAGACCACGCGCTTTCAAGCGCTTTTTTACTTCCTTGAGTAGATCAGATTCTGGGGAAATGCTTGTCGTTACCTTTGCTCGCACCTTATCCGTTACTCGATTTAGAATCTTTTCCTTCTCTGCAGGATTAGCTTGCGTCCAAATAGGAGTCTTTTTAATATCATCCATTATGTTCTTGATAAGCTCATCAGACTTCACCTTTATCTGATCCGCTTTCTTTGCCTTCACTAGCGTATCTTGAAATTTCCCCTCCTCATATGGGTTGACGTTTGTTACTTTAGACGGGGAAAATGCGTTAAGAATCCTATTATCATTCTCAAGAGGCGTGCCATTTGATCCCATTCTTTGCGGCACTGTCTGAGACAAACCAGGTAATTGAGACGCAATATTCTGATAGACTTGAGTTACAAAATCTGCATTAGTATCTGGCTCACGCTGATACTTGTCCATAATCCTATTCACCCAGCTCATGGTTGTTCTGAACGGAATGAACTGGCTTGGGTAATTTGATACGAGTTTTTTTAGTGCCGTTTTATCGCCCGTAATAAAGTTGGAAAAGTCACCAACATTTTTGAAATATGACTGATCAGCAAAGAAACGAATGCTTTGCGCTACACCATTCATAATCTTCTCTCCAGTAGTGTCGTCTATTTTTCCATCTTTAATTGTTTGAGCAACTGCCGCAGTCATTCCAAGTTGAAAACCAATAAGCGGATGAAGCTTGGAATATGACACCCATTTGTCGCCTACTTTAATAGACCAAGGCTGTCTACCAGAAGCATAGAATTGGTCTTTTGCTTTTCCTGATGCTGGCGCATAAGCGGTCATTCTATCTGCAAATGCAAGGCTTGCGCCTGTAAGCGTAACCGCTCCACCCATAATCATCTTTGCTACCGCAGCAGTTTTATCTTCATTCTTTATAAGATTTATTGCGCCAAGAACAGGATTTGATTCTATGCCAAACTTTGCAATGTTTGTTCCTGTAGAAATAAATGGTAGTGACATTTTAGCCATCCAACGCACAATAAAGCTATCTGATTTCCTGAATCCTGAGAGTTTCTTCGCAAATGCTCCAAGACCATGACTTAAAACCCCCTCGCTTTTGTCTGAGAGTTTTCCAAGAAATAGCATTTTCTCTGCTTCTTTGCTGGCGCTTGGCGCAAGACCAGCTGCTCCTTTTTTGAGTCTATAGGCATAGGAGCTTTCCAGCGATCCTTGGGTCAATGTTTTGAAAAATTGATCCATACCGCTAAGCGCACGAGCAGGAAGATCAAGAAACGTTTCCGCTACTTTTGATATGCCTCCAGTAGATAATGGAATACTGCGCACATCAGGATTGAGTGCATTTGTTTTTCCTTTTAGAGCATCTGCAAGATTTGTAAACGCACTATGGAGAGACTTTGTGTACCCTTTGACATATGCAGCTCCCTCTCCCGCAAATCGTGTCCGCGGCTTTCCGGTTATAGCTGAATGCAGCAAATCAACTCCTCCCTCAATAGTTTTTTGCATTGCTGCGACTGGAAGTGTTCCCTGCAAGTTGCTAGATATGTTTACGATATGAGTAGTCGGCGAAGAGAGCATCGAGTTATAGCGAATCTTATCAATCCAGTCCGCCATTTTTGGCTTGATAAACGAGCGATAAAACTCCGTTGTTTGTTTTTGGTCATTCCAATTAATATCCTTTGCCGCTTTCTCAATTGCATCAAGATCGTCATTTACCTTGAGAATGTTTGTTATATACAGCTCTTTTAATTTTCCTTGAGCAGTCCTTGGCTCAGCAACAACGCTCAGCTTCTGTAATTGACGACCAGCGTCTGTTCTAAATGATTTATCTGTTTTAAGACTCTCAATAAAGTCTTTTGTTATGGCTCCCTCATCCGCCATCTTCGCTATATTTTGACGCAATCGAAGTTGAGCAGCGGCCAAATCAGCAGTGCTTTTTCTGCCTATAGTTTTTATCAGGTCATCTGAAGCGTATTGCGCGCGCTGTATAATCTCATCGTTAGTAAGAGTTTTTCCTACAATCTCTTGAATAGCCGGACGCACCTCATTGATTGTTTTATCTATTACTTTTTTCCCCTCAGGAGTAGATCCCATGCGGCGGATGTTGTATATTTCCTCTCCAGCCTTCTTTGGTATTTTATCTATCACATTCAGAGCATCTGGCGCCTTCGGCACTGCTTGTTCTGCACCTTTGGTTGCTTGATTGTAGATGTCGGTGAGTTGGGATTTAGTTTTTAGAATAGAACTATCCGTGATTGCTCTTGAGTATTCTCGTGTGCTTGGTTCGTAAAATCTGAAGTCGTTATATCCTTTTTTTGATGCGATTCTAATCACATTAGATTGGAGCACGTCATCCACTTTATTTATCACGTTCCCTCTTTCTATTGGTGCAGATGGGTCGTAGCGGAATCTGTCTTTTCCGTGTACTTTATCAATCGCTTCCTGAACTATTCCATTTATTTCCTTATTATCGGATTGTCTCGGATCAAAAGTTTTTACTTTACTTTCATCAATGGAAATATCCATCAATTTCCCTCCACGAGAAGAAATAGCACCAGCTTTTTTTTGCCCTTTCTCGCTAAGATAAACAGCTTCGCCCTTAGATGGATCAACTTTCCTAAACTCTGTAAAGCTAGCATTTGTTCCGTGTTGTGCATTCGTCTTTGCCTTCACAAACTCCTCCGCGCTCTTATACTTCCGCGCTTCTTGCATGAGAGGGTCAATGGCTTTGGAGGTGTCCTGAGCGATGGGCTTTACAGTCGGTGCAACATCATTTGCCACTCCACTTCGTGACAAAATCTCATTTTTCACTTCCATATAAAGCTCTTGTGCGGGCTTGCTCTTCGGTATCGTATCGTCAATCATTGCCTGCTTTACCTCTCCGAACAGCGGTGACTTTTTTAACCCTGGAGACACCCATTCAGGGAATGAAGATTTTTGCGCAATAAACTTGCCATCTTTTTGCATGATGCGCTTGCCCGCTGTAGCACTATCAATCTCTTGCCATATCTGCGCAGCATGTTCGGTGTTCATCAGATCAGGAGTAATTTTGAGCGCTGCCTTTTGCGCCTCACCGATTGTAGATAGTATTTGTTTTACTTCTGTGGGCTTTGTTGTCTTTGCAAGTGTCGGTAAAAATTCTTTCACAATATCATCGGCAAAGCCTGCTTTAGACAGTAGTTTGCTAACAGTCTCAGTATCTTTTGCTGCAACAAGTCCCTTCTCAAGAGCTTTCATTCCGGCCTTTTCTTCGCCACCACCCAAGAAATTGGAGGCGACGGAGCCAACAACAAATGGGATTGCAAAACGAGAAGCAGATTTATCGCTGATTTTATTACCAATACCAAACGGCAAAGATTTAATCTGTTCTTCGCCATATTGCTGCGCTGGTGCAACTTTCTCATTTCCGAGTACAAACTTCTCAAATCCTGTTTTTGGAGTAAACTGAGTCTCTGGTGCGCTCTTTTGATTTAAAAATGGTACTGATACTCCAGTCTTTTTCTTGATTGTATCTGCAACTTTCTGCTTAGCGATGCGCTCTTGTAGAGCAAGGCTCATCATCTCTCTTGGAACACCTTGAGCTGCGTTACGCGCAAAACTACCAACGCCATTTGTTATTGCCTCTTTATACTTCCCAGGTACAAATTGCGCCAACGGCGAAATTGCATTGATTGGCGCCTGTTTCAAATATGACCGAATACCATTGTACAGGTTTGTTGCAACTGATGGCTTCTGCTGTTGTGGTGCATTTTTTGCCTGTGGCAACACAACCTGCGGCTTGCGCGCAGAACCTTGTTGCTGCGTTGTAATGCCGAGAGATGCATTAAGCGTACGAGCATTTTGCTGTTGTTGTGCAGGAGGCGTAGCAGGAGTAACAATACCTTTCTGCTGCTGCTTTGCCTCAAGCAGCTTTTGCAACAGTTCAGTCTCACGATCTTTCTGAGTGATCTGTTGCTTTTGGAGCAGATAGTTGTTGATCGAGTTTATGATTGACACGGTTAGCCTCCAAGATGGCTGTTTATATATTGATCAATTGCATCGCTACTATTATTCGTATTTAGCGGGCTGTTCTTCGGCAGCAGACTCGGATTCAAAAACTGATCGTAACTCATGCCAAGCACGCGCTTAAATGATGCGTCAATAACCGACTTAAGATACGGATATTGAGCAATATAATCGTCATATGCGTTGCCAATACGTTGTGGATTCTGTCCTGCCTCACGCAATTTGTCTTCAAAGTCAATCGCGACTTGTTCTTTTTTGAGCGTGCTTGTGCTGCTAGATTTTCTGCTACTACTCCCTCCACTTCTAGCAGGTGCTTTAGGTTGTAGTCCTGTATTCTCCCACTGGCCTGTTTGCGGGTTCCATTGAACAATGCCTTGTGATGTTTCCATCGTCTTTGGCGGCTCACTAAGCAACTTCGCTTTCGCCGCAGCTTCGGATTGCTGCTTCAGTATCTTGGAAGTCTGCAAGATAAAACCTTTAGGATATCCAGCTAGCTTTTCAAGTGACGCAAGCTCTTTTGGATCCATAGATGCAAACTCTTCACCGCCAGTATTTTGAAATGAATTTTCAATCAAAGACTGCGCGTCCTTCTTCGCTTGCTCCGCTTGTTGTTGCAATGATGCTTGGATTGACTTGGCACTGTTTAATATGTCACCAAACGAGTTAAGCTGCCCTGTAAACGTCGCTTGTGCGTTTTGAGCTCCTTGAATAGCTGGATTCAATGCGGACGCAGATTGGTTGCGTACACTCGCTTGAGTACCCGGATCCGCATGAGAGAAGTCTGCGCCCGGCAATGCGGATATTCGGTCATTCTGCGCTTGTTGCGCGTCAAGACCAGCCTTTAAGAAAGGAGTTTTTTGCACGCCTTGATACTGTTTAAGCAAGTCCTGTATGGCATTTCCGAATACCTGCGCCTGATTAGTCGTATCAAGTCCTTGAGTAAGATTTGTTTGCGTATTCGATGGAGCCGTAGACAAAGGATTCGTCGATGGTTGTTTCACGGTTCCTGTAACAGGACTTACGCCTTCGTTCAAGTATATTTCGCCCTTAGCACCTTTCGTCGGGTTAATATCTTGCGGCTTGTACTTTGAGAGCGCGGATGGGTTTAGTATTTGGTATGCCACGGTTATATCGTTAATTGTCTTTGTGTCGAAAGAGCCTGATTGCTGCGGTAAATCCCCTCAAGCTCTGATGCTCTATTTGCTTGTGCCGCCTTCTCAGCTGTTACTTGAGATCCTTGCAATGCGCCATAAATATCTGGAGACAGTTGATACAGCGGGCTGTTTGGCATACCTGCCAATTCAATACCATCCGTACCTACTTTAGGAGCTGCGCCAATCTTTGGAGTATCAAGACCTGCTAGCGCGGCACTGCCATACTGCCCCGCAAAGTTCTGCGCTGCTTGCGTGTTAGTTCTATTAAAATTCTTTCGAGCGTTATCCAGTTGCTGCTGCGTACTGGTTGCGGCTTGTTGCTCTTGCTGAATACGTTGACCTGATAGAGCAAATCCAGTCTCTGCCGCATTCGCAGAGATTGATTCGCGAGTCTTTTTATATTCCTGCACTGCGTTCTGTTCTTGTTGTGCAATATCTTCCGCGCTATATCCAAGCCCTGTGAGAAACTGATCTTTTGCAATTTTTAGTTGATCTGCATAGTACGGATGAATTTCCTGTGCTGCCTGAGCCATAAACGCCGCAGTCTGCTCTGGGGTAATTTCAATCGCAGGATTTACAATCTGACCATTTTGAGTAATGCGATCAAGATTTGCCTTCATCTCGTTGTACAGGCTCTTGTATGGCTCTTGCAGTTGGTCTGCAATGCTAGGAGCTGCTGTAGGAGCACTTGGCGTTGCTGCAGGGGCTTTATAATTCACAAAAGGACTTTTAGCACCAAGCACTAGGTTTGCTGCATCTTTGACTGTACGGCCTGAAAACTTTGCAACCTCCGCTGCTGTTGCATTACGACCAAAATTAAACTGATAGAGCGCATTAATATATGAACTGTTCGCCTTCGCTAGCGGATCCTTTACGTTTGAGATTTGAGCTAATGTTACGGCCATAGATTTTTATTAAGGAGTTGTTGAAATGTTTTGACCCACGTATGCGGCTTCATACATAAAGGTAGCAGAAATCGAGTTGGTCGGATCAGCCACCCATGACCACGGAGTTGACGGCGCCAGGTGAGCACCGGCCGCAGTCACTATTACAAATGAGTCAAGTGTTACAAGATGCACTGTAAGTCCGTTAAGCTCTTGCACTCCCGATTGAAATGCGCGTGAAATTCCAATGGATGATCGAGCACCGGCCGCAGTCACGGGCGCACCAAACCTCCAGGTGCCCGTTCCAAAAGAGGTAAGTGAATCAAACGTAATTCCAAAATGAACAACAACAAATTTACCAATAAAACTGAATCTGCTGTTTGTAGTTCCATTATTTAGCGCGGGCTGCGTTCCCGTCGACGTCCATGTAGGTGTGTAATTATACACTGGCGGATTTATGAGACGGCTGTTTGATCCATCGTGATCATGAGCAACAGCAGCAGGGTTAATATATCCGGTATCTTCTGTTTGAATCTGGTTCTGCGGTACCTTGTTCAGATTCTTTTGGAATCCAAAACTAAATATATCTTGAACGTTTGGTGTAGGAAGTGGAATATCAGGCATTTGGCTCCTTTACGATTCCGTAGTCAATTCCACGGACTATTTCTATGCTTCGCATAATAGGCGCATCAAACCGAGAAACTCCATTTACCATGAATCTTATCCTGTGGAAGACTATCGTACGGTTGTCATAAAAGTTCACCATGCTCTTGAGTTGAGCTATTGAATTCCACTGAGTATCTTCATCCACTTGGTACAAAATCTCTAAGTTCTGTGCTTTCTCACATACAGCGACGATTTGCTGAATCTGCTTTTTAGAAATGATAGATCCCCAATCCTCCCACTTTGTCCGCATCTGAAAACGAATTGGCTCACCCAAATCTGTTGTGCCAGAGCCTTGAGTTGCTACAGAACCGTTATCTGTCGCAATAATTCTTGTAATGCTTGAGCCGCTGTTAAAGGTAGTTGCTCTTCTGACATCGAAAGGAAGAGAATACACAGTCCAAATCTCTGATGATTCGGTGTAGCAGACAACTACATTTTTCCAGACTTGTGATGGTGTGTTTGCTTCTGTAATTGTCACGTTCCCAATTGACCAATAAATGTGATCTTGGTCATTCCAGCCAATAATGTTAGACGTTTGAGAAAATGGAATAGCAGATACTATGTCAGAAATTGGTCGAGATATCTCTACTGGATAGCCTCCCGAATAGCTGTATGCCGCATTATGCCAGAAGTAGAGCGCCTTTTTCCCCTCAACAATGCTTTCATGTGAGCGAGTACCAACCTTAATGAGCGGATCTGGATCAGTGGATGATGTACGGAATCTGTAGATATAGTTCGGCTTGAACACTAAAAGCTCCAGTGAATAGCGTTTAAGGCCCGTCATTCCCTCGCCATCGCCTGGGTTAATGTCTACATAATCTGTAGTCGGCTGCCATGTAATGCTACCTGTCGATGAAATCACAGAAGAGAAATACAAGCGTGATGATGCACCTTCAACTGATGTGTCCCCTCCCAAATACACTCGGTTTTTATACACTTCGCCAAGTTGCGGAGTTCTTCCCCACATTTGCTGCGGATTGATAGGCGATCCTGTGAAATGCCAATGTCGCGAACTACCTGCGTTCCAAAAACGCATTGAGCCATATGTATTCTGTATGAAGTTGATCGCAATTGTGTAGCTTGCGAAATCTACAAAACGAATGCGAACACTTGCAGTACCACCATCAAGCGACATACCCCAGTTAGAACCATCGTAGCTATAGATCGTAGAAGTACTTCCATTTGAAAATACCGCAATTGCTGTACCGGATTGTGCATTATGCAGCCCTACTGCCGGACGAGAAGCAAGAACAGTGCCACCAAGCGCGCTAAATCCGGGGCGTACTGTAGCTGCCCCCTTACGATCAAATGAAAAGTTTATTGCCTCGGTAACAGCACCTTCAGGTATTAAGTGATCGTCTACTTCTTGTGGACGAATAACACCATAGATACCGAGGTTATTTATCTTCTTTGGGCTTAGCTCTTTGAAATCCGGCATGATGTTTAGTAAGGAAATTCATTTGGAAGATCAGGAGCAATGCGAATATCTGTTTCAAGCACTTCGCGCGATAATGCTTCGTTTTTCTTGAACAGCCACAACTTGTAGTCCGGATCTTGTGTTATGTCCTTTTTACCTTTATCTTGCCTGTGCTTAATAGCAGCTGCTAAGTAATTTTGGTACATATCATAATTCGGCTCATCAAGAATATCCGCATCAGAGTTATACCCAACAAGCGTGCGGTAGTAATCCAGATAAATATTCTGTCCGATGTATGCTGTATCAATTGGCATATTGAAATACACATAGGAGCTACCTCCTGGTTCACCAAACACTGTGAACTTCCAAGGCAATCCATAAGATATATTTTCGTATGCATCAGATCCGCCACTTGCCGACCAATTGCCGTGAGAGGTAATAGTAAAGCTGTTTTGTGATCCTGTAATACGCGTCGCAGATACATTCATTCCCTCAATGTTGATCGTTGGGCTTCCTGAGAAATCCCCACCGTTTGCAAGCCACAAGGAAGTAGACACGCCTTTGACGTACGGAAGTTCAAGTGTTGAGTGCGGCCTATTGCGCCAATCAAAGTCCCATGACTTCTTATCGTAATACGTCATATTAGGCTGCGTTCCTATGCGCACACCGTAGATGTTTTCAGAAGTAAATGGACGTTCTACATCCGTTGGCAACTCTACTCGGAAGCTACCAGTTAGCGCGGTAGCAATAGCCACATTAAACCGACGGCGAAATGGACGCTTCCCCGGAGCATTGTGATACTCTCGTCGCGCTTTCCAAAGCTCCGTATTTAGAAATTCATGGGTAATAGTATTTCCATCAATTTCTTCTCCAATTAACGCAACTGCACCCTGCTTAATTGCAGCAACGGAATTATCGTCATAGCCGCCAAATGGTACGGGATCAGACCAATCTGAATTTGTGTTTCCAACTGTTTCGTTGAATCGGGTAAAGTAATATCCTGAAGTCTTTGCAGTATCAACAAAAAGGGTTTCCGCTTGATCCGGTTGGATTGCTATAGGGTAAGCACGAAGAGTAGATTTTGTGCCATCTACTGTCGAAGCCCATTGGGTATCCACTCTGTTCCAATCGACAATATAAACTTTTGTATTCTGTGAGTGGTCAAACGAAAGAGCGGACGCAAGAGTAATTTCCTTGTATGCGGCGCTTGGCGACGTCGTAGATGATGTGACAATAAGCTCTGTTAGCTCTTGTCCAAGCTCACCAATACATAGAATTTGACCGGATGAAGTACTTAGCGACTCAAACCCAAGGATGCTTTGAACTCGAAGTGTTGTACTTGTGCCAACAACGCTTTCTGTCAGAAACGTAGATCGTTTATTAGCCGTTAAGTTTGTATTGTCAACGTAGATTGTTTTGCTCATGTATATGTATTAAGTCCCAAATCCGCTCATCATTCGCCTAGATGCTATTGCGCTTGCTGCCGAGCCACCAGCTGCCTTGAAAGTAGCAACTGCGCATACCCAACTAGGAGCTCCAGATGTGCCAAATGTTGCATTGTATGTTCCAGTTGCCGCGACAATCTTACTTTCAGCTCCACCTGCAACATCTCCTACAAGTGTTGCTGTGCCCAAGTTTGAGTATCCTGACCCAAGCGTTACTGCGTTTCCACCATTGTCTGCTCCAGCACCAAACACCAGTTCATCCGCTTGAGTTGTTGTAGCAGTTGCTCCTGAATCAAGCGTATTCCCGTCTCCATTTGCTTGTGTAAATTTATCTGCAGCTGAAGAAGTTGCAACTCCTGAAAACTCTTGTGCTGTTACCACAACTGAATCACCTGCGTTTGATGATGTTGCAGTAACCGTGTGTGATGCACCGCCAGTTATTCCAAGCGCGTACCAGATTTCTACTTCGCTGAAGTTGTATGACTTACTTGTGACGCGCGTGTAACTGTTAAACTTTGAATCAGTTACGGTGGATATTCTGTTATCCACATTCGTATTCGTTGCAACCATGACAATAATTGCATTGCCAGAAGTGGAAGTCATAGAAGCAGTCGTAGCAGCACCTGCGCCACTTCCTGTTCCTGACTTAGACTGGATAAACGCAATCGCCATATTTATGCGCTCTCCTTGATATATGACACAGAATAGTGCACAAGCGATCCGTCATTGAGCAGTGCAAGCGTTGTATTGACCCCCGTAGCGAATAAATACCCGGGCGGATTTACGGCTAAGTTCGCTCCGATTGGCGCAGAGGTTGACGAAGCAGCGGTTATAAGTGGACGCCAGAAGTCCGTTGGTGTTGAACCAGCGCCGTTAGTGAATCTTGGAGTCATGGAAACAACGCCAGTTGTCTGGATTGAATAGGCAAAAACTTTAAAATTATAGCTTGCTGATGGTGCAATAAGTGTTACGCCGCTTACAGATACGCCAGAAGTAGATCCAGAGACGGTAAAAATGCTTGCTGTTCCCTGCATATCCGCAAGGATAATCGGCTTAGACGGACTAAAAGCAACTGATACGGTGCTGTTAATTGCTTTAATAGACCCAAGTTCGTGCCCGGGGTCAAGAGTTACGGCAAGCGAGCTTGTTTGACCAACCAGCTGAACAGATGCACTCCCCGCAAGACGCATAAGCACAGCAGGAGTTGTCTGATCCGTTGCTCCTACGTCTTGAGTTGCTACGGCTGCGACGTTGTTATTAAGCGCAGGGTCTCCAAGAACAACAACTTGACGGTGGTTTGAGTTCGTAGACTCGGTACGAGTGTCTATATTCGTGCCGCTGCCTTGTGTAATCGGGACTGCTGAATCTGCCATGTTAGTTGTTTACTATTCGTATGTATGGTCCGGTACCACCGCTTGATTGTGTTGTCGTCTGTAGTTCGCGCGTAAGAACAAGCAGCAGGCCAATTGGGGAATATACTGAAGTTGTCACATTCTGTGACACATTTGAGTAAGTTATCCTTGCGTTAGGGATAGCGTTATTCCTTCGTGCATTCGGAATCGTATTTTGTATACGAATATTTGGCATTATTCCAACTCAAATCCATTGACCGTAATTCTCCAGCCATTAGTTCCAGAAGAACCAGCGACAGCGTAGAGCGGTGCATCTTTCGCCGTACTTTCCCAAGATGAGATGCTCGGCGTAATATTTACCGATCCTGATGAGATAAACTCACCAAGCTTCTGTGCGTTGTTCGCACCGCCAAAGAAAAGCGCGATTGTTCCCGCTGTTATAGCGGATATTGTAATCTCTGTTACGGCAATGCGCATACTAGAGGTTGGTTGCCATACAACTAAGTTAGCACCTGCGTTTGATATATCTCGATACTTGGGGCCTGCATATGAATACCCAAGACTTTTGTAATATTGAAATGCGCTCATAGTGGTTTATAATTTGCTTTTTCAAGTTCGTACTTCTTCTGCTCTTCTTCCATCATTGCGCCGTATTTCTTATCTAGCTCAATGAGCTCTTCTTGCTTATGCTCACGCTTTAGAACTTTCTCATGAGCTTGTGTACTTTCTTTCTCTATTCGATTCATCGCTTCATTCCGTACTTTCTTGATGTTAGATAGGAATATGAGCTTTTCATCCTCGGCGCTTGGATGTTGTGTAAACCCAAAGGTATAGTCAGATCTGGTAACGCAATATGCCTTATCTTCAATAGCTAAGCCAAATTTATTCAAATTCAGTTTAAGCAATGTGTCTTGAATGACACTTGTGAGCTGTTTATCAAAGCGCAGATAGAACTTCACTGCATACTTTGCAAGCTTCCATGTATCACTCACCTCTTGTTGATGCTCTCGTGACTGCATAAGATCAAACAATCGTAAGGTCTCACCAATTGGATTTGTACGCATTTCAAGCTTATCCATCTCTACCAGAACATCCTGCGCACGGAAACGATACGCATTATCAAACTCAAGAATCATGCACACAAGATCGCGAAGCTGGTTTCTAAACTCATCTTGTGGATCACTAAACGCTCTATGCAACTCACGAATTGCTGTGCAATAGCGCTCTTCCTTAACTCTGAATCGCTCGATTGTACGAAAGTTTGTATACACTCCAGCTCGCAGTAAAGACTTTGACGCCCAAACTGCTGGAATAAGCGTTAGAAACAGGAGCTTATTCTTTCCTTTTACCTGATGATAGATACCTGAAAGAAACGAGCGCGCTGTTTTTTTAATTGCATCAATCTTGTCTACGAACTCAAAGTAGGGATAGCCCTTGTACGGATAATCGTAGTTCTCCATCCATGTAAGCACTCCACCCGCATCAGGAAATTCAACTTTGGATATAGCGCTTGAGTCTCTATTTTTTATTTTTTCAGACGGAAGCTCAGCAATCTCTTTCATTTCTCGGTAAATACCGATCATCATATTCTGCTGCTGCACATAGCTTGTCCACTGATTGGACTGCTGAAGTATCTGTGCAACTTCCTGCTCTGAAAGTTTATCCAGTTGAGACTTTAGATCACCTTCTCCAAGTTGAATTTCCTTTTGCATCGATTGAGTTTATTTATCGAACTGCTGTATACGAACAAACGATGTCAGAATAAAGCGTTGCTGTACCAGTTGGGTTATAAAACGTCATATAAATATACCCATTCTCTGGACGAGCTCCGGCAATAATCGGGAATGTACGTCCCGTCGTTACAGTTGCACCCATATCGCGTATCTGAACAATGAGACCATCTTCGCGTCGAATACCAGATACAGTAACAGCAGTTTCACCCCAGCTTGTAATGGCCTGTAGATTTACTGCAAATGTTCCCGTAACGCCGAATGTTCCTGACTTATTCGGTAGTTGATACGCTCGATTAAGACCTTCACTCAAATCCGCCTTCATAGTTCCAGCAGCAAATCCAGAATCAAACCGGATTGCAGTTGAACCATTAAGGTTTACACCTCGGTGCCCTGTGTAATCTTGCTTGTTATGCGTTGCCATAATGTTTTCTAAGTGTAGAGGGAATCCCCTCCCGCAGGTTGTTCCTGACTAAGGATGACCGAAGCAGGAGGGGGAAGCTACCAGTATTTAACTAGGCAGCGTTTGTATTCTTTGAACCAACCCAACCACGAGGATCGTTGCAACCGATATCAAACATGATGGTTGCTTTGTATTGGATTTCGCCGGTCTTGAATACCGTGTTCGGGCCTTCAAGTGTGATACCAGCAGATTCTTTGTACTGAAGACCGTTTTTCATGCTCTTCATCGAAGAGTCAAACATGAACCAATAATCTCGGTTCGTCTGAATCCAAGGAAGAGCGATGATCTTGTAGTTCGGTACAGCGCTTTGATCGTGATCTGAAGAACCCGGGATGAATCCTTTGCTCATTGCTCCAAGGATTTCCATTGCGCGGTTATGAACCGTGCCACCACGCCAGCAAACAAGAGTATCAAGCATGACATTCAATGGCTTTCCCTTTGGCCCCACTTGCAATGCTGCTGTTCTGTGTGCTGCTTTCAAACCTGCGTAGTCAAATGCAACGTTGACAGTCGAACCATCAGTTACGCGGTTATTCCACGCAGTACCGCCGTCTTCACGAGTGTGCGAAGCGGAAACAAATGGCTGTCCATCGCCACCTGTGAGAGATGCAGAGTAGTTACCTGAATCGTCAACAACTGTATAAGTCGAAGAGAATGCGTTGTCCAAGCGATCTGCACAGCGAAGTTCACGAAGATCGGAACATGCTTTGCGTGCTTCTTCCACAATCGACTCAATGTTTCGCTTCTTGATACCGAACTTCCAAACCTTCAGAGTGAAAGGAAGGATAGTACCATATTGAACCTGCGTGTAGGATTTATCGAAACCTTGCACAGGGCTTGCCATGGTAATAGCTGCGTTTTCTGCAATGCGAGATGCATAACCAAGTCCTGAGATTGAGCTATCAATCAGTACGTAATCGGTTACGCCGGTTTCTACATTGTAGTATTGGTCGTAAGAAGTTTTTAAGTTCTCAGAACCTTTGATCCAAATCTCTTGTACCGCTGGGTTGATCAGATCCGCGCCGTCTGCTAGTGAAAAAGGATTAGGCATAGATATAAATTAAGTTTGTAATGTTCACTTTTAGCCCAAAGACTAAATGAACGTCGTATCAGTTGTAGGTACTGGAGCGTCTTGTCGGCGGAAGAAGCCAAGAAGTTTACCGCTACCAGTTGAACCTGATGTAAGACCAATAGCCCAAAACACAGCGCTGTGCGCGTTACCTGCACCTTTGTCAGTTGCTGTATTGCGAACCGTCAAGTGATCGTTCAGCACATGGCGAAGACCAATTTGAGCGGTGGTTGCGATGTCTGTACAATCAGCTTCCCAAACTTGACCATCAGTAAACTTAATCACAGGAACTTGTACATCAGATGCGCCTTGAGCGTAATCAAGAGCAACACCGAAAATGTTTGTCGTAGTGGTAGAAGACGATGCAGGATATACACCAAGTCCACCAGTACGAGAAAATTCAACGACGCTACCATTCTTCACAACACCGGATGCGGCCATGTTCAACACTGCGGGGTCAGTGACTGCACCCCCGCTAGAAACTAAGCGAAATGCCATATTTGTTAATTTAAGTGGTTATCTGTGCTTTGCAAACGCATCGATCTCCGCATCAGTAAACCCACCATTCCTATAAAGCTGTCGCTCTTCAGGAGTGAATGCATCAACTGAACTTGGAGCTTGCGTCCCACCTGAACCAGCGCTTGCAACTTGTAGTTGCCGCTTCTGGATTGCAGGATTTATTCGAGGTGCTTGAGAGCTTTTAGATATCGCACCATGAGAACGACGAAAAATTGTTTTCCATTGAGATGGATCAGTCGGCTCTTTATACATCTCAATCTCTTTCAGGAGCTTGTCGTATTTTATGCGATCAGGGTCATTTGCTTCGTTGTACTCTGGATATTCAGTCAAAAACTCTTGAACAATCTCTTGCTTGCGTGCCTCATAAAGCATATGATCCAAGTCTGCCTTAGAAACATAGCCCTTAGCGCGCAAGATCCGATCTGTTGCATCAACGTATGCGGGATCCAAGTCATCAAGTTTGTCTTCAATTTTCTCCTCAACTTTTGCAATCTCTTGCTTTTTAGCCTCTCGGCGTTCGCCGCGAAGCTCTTTGAGTTGGGACAGAAGCTCTCGCTTTTCGTTCTTGAGCCCGTCAATATCTCGCAACAGCTCTCTGGACTCATCTTGTGTTTGAGTCTCAGCTGGTTCTTCTTCTGAAGCAGGAACAGCTGGAGTTTCCTTCTCCTCTGCTGAAGTTTGACCTTCAGACTCCCCTTGCTCTTTGAGCTCAGGTTTTGCGTCACTGGATGACGCCTGCTTAACTTCTTCCTCAACTACCTCTTCCGGAACCTTCTTAGGTGTTTCGTCGGATGTAAATTCAGGAATACTGCCGATAATTTGCTTTGTCATAGTTGTTTCTTCTCTTGTGCCAACCCATTCGATGGCCCGGTTGAGATCCGGGACTTTGAACAAAGTGTTCTAAATTGTTAAGCGTACATAAATCCTGTATCTGTCTTCATCTTTCGTTTCTTCTTCTGCGGTACATGAGCAGGCAAACCTTTTCTTTTCGTAGCTGCGAATTTCTTTAATTCAGATTCAGACATGCTAGTTTTTGCCTTCTCGCCTTTACGTTTCTTTGCGAGCTCTATCGCCATAAACTCTTGTTGTGCTTTTGACTTTGCTGGCATATGTAGTTATTTAGCCAATCATATAACCTGTATCGCTCGTCATTTTCCGCTTCTTGCCTTTGCTTCTTATAATCGTGGATTCCTTTACTGTCTCTTTATCTTTCGGCTCAGTCTTCTCCATGATCTCCATTGCTCTTTCATCAATCGGTCGCTTGCATTCAGGACATACTTTCGTCATTTTGTTCTATCCTCAATTACACGATTCATAATCTCTTGACCAAGGTTTTTTGCAACTTTGTCTGCGAAGTCTTTGACTCCTGCGGTACCCATGTGATTCGGGATAACCCAAATACGACGGTCAGCTTTCTGCTCAGCCCATACATTCGGATTTGCATTCGAGTATTCTTTCGGAACAAGGATTGTGAGCTCAAAATCCACTCCGCGATAGTCTACAGATGCACCAAACTTAGAGCTCAAAGTCTCGTCGATTACATTGCGCCACTCATGCGGAAAAGGCTGCACTTGCGGTGCAGTTGTTTCTTGAGCGGGTTGTGGCACTTCCTCTTGCTTTACTACAGGAGTTTTTAGAACAACAATTTCTTTTTCAAGCGACTCAACTCGAAGCTCTAATTTTGCAATGACTTCCAGTACTTGATCGAGTTCTTCTTTTTTTACTGACGGAATACCTTTAGGCATTTTGTGTAAATAAAAATCCGCAAAGACGCTTTGCATCTCTACGGATTTTTACTGCCATTTATTACCTACATTTTATGTAGATAGCTTAGATATGTCAACTCTTTGGAACAACAAGGCCACTTCTTTCCAATCTCTTCTGATCAGCAGACCACAGTTTATCTCCAATAACTTGCTTCACATTGTTGCAAGCAACACTGAATTTCACCGGGAAGCGTACTTTCCCACCCTTTGGAATGTCCTCTTTTACAGTCACGCCAACAACGCTTTCATACCAATGTACCGTAGTGAGTGTTTGGGGAATAAGGCGACGCTGTGACTCAGGATCACCAATTGCAAACAATATCTGATTCAGATCCTCACGCTTCAAAAACATATGCTTTCCATCAGGAAATGTAATTTTAATAACCTTACTCTTATTTGTCGCCTCTTTGTCTTCCCAATTCACCTCAGCGATAAGGTTGTTTTCGTTGTTAATATCTGGCAATTGGAACTTTGTGTAGTCTTCAATCACTCGTTTGTATTAAAAAATATGCGCAATGTGAGCTATGAGAATAAGACCTATTACTCCAATAATTATCTTTGTTAGCTGGATAACTGTCTCGAACTTTGTCATTTTGATTGGTTAGCTTGTTCAATTACCTCTTGCATCAACCTTTTCATGCCTTGTATCTCACCTTCAGAAATGAGTGTATTCTTTACAGTCTCCCACTCCGTGTCCGCTACCCTAGACCGCATGATAATCTGCTGCTCAATAAGCGATCTAAGTTTTTCAAGCATCTTCCATTCACGCGAGTACACAAAGTTCTTGAGTATGGTTTTCTCTTGCTCAGTTATCATCGAAACGCCTGTGCTGTTTGTGCAGACATCTTAGCGGCTATCCCCTGCGGCCGCGTTGATGGAGCCTTAGTGCTTGGAATAAACAGTGATGCGCTCGGTGCTTGTGTGCCTTGTGGATTCCCTGATGGAATACCTGCTTGTGGTGCTTGCCCTTGATCTTGTCCTTGCTGTGCGGGAATAAACAATGAGTTAGGATTGCCCTGTTCTGGTTGTTGCAGTTGCATTTGTTGTTGCGGCGGTTGCTCAATAAACCACTCGCTTGGCAAAATGTCTTTTGGATCTTTGTCATAGTCTTTGATGAGCTCTTTGGCGATCTTTCCATGCGGCAAGTCGTCAAGTGAAGATGACTGTCCTGTTTGCTGAGCCATCATGCGCTCTTGGCTTATCTGTGAAAGAAGAGGAATAAGCATGTTAAACAGCTCAAGGTCTTGTGCCTTATCTACCTGCTTCGACGGTGTCAAAATGCTTTGCGACTTGATGTTTACGATGCCAGACCAATCCAATCCATGCGGCTTTACGCGGAAAAACTGAGAGTCTTTTGTCTCAATAAGATTTCCCTTCTCGTCTTTATCCAGATTAAGAGGGAATTCACGATATACCTTAGCCATAAAGTCAGACCCTGATTCGTTATCTACGCGTTCCCACAAGTCCGGATCTGCTTGTACTTCCTGTAGGTAAGCGTCCATGAGCTCTGGATCTGTGATGTGGAATACTTCTGGCACAGAATAGATCAACTGAATAAGACACACAGTCAAGTATGCTTCTTCGTTAAGAGCTTCAAGTATGTTGTCCAATGGGTTCTTGAGACGCTTTAATGCTGCTTCTTTGGCCTGTGCAAGCTCGAAGGCTGTCTTTCCTGTGATGTTACCTTGCAATGCATCAGAAATGCTTGAACTCTCGTCTAATGACTTCCTAGCGCTATCTATTCCCTGCCATGCTTCAGCGCCCGGACCAGGAACTTCCAGCCAGTTGATACCCTTAGGATCCAGCACTTGCTTGCCAACGCCGGGACGGATTGTAATATCACCCGTATCCAGCAAGTTTTGAGTACCTTGATAGAAAAACATCTTGTAGATCGAGAGCGTCAGCTGGTCAGTTGTCATGTTACGCAAGCGATCAAGCAACGCCTGATCAAAGCGCATTGCCTCATAAATACCTACGCCATACGGAGACTCTGAATGACGAAGATTCCAATATGTTTGCCATACGGAGAGCCGTTTATTGCCATGAATATCTGCCACAGGCAGCGGATCCATAATAACCGGAACACCGCCGATCTCTACATAAAACAAATCTTTCGCGCGATTCTCATAAAAATACACCTCAACCAAATCATCGGATAGCTTTGGCTCACCTGTGACATTGTTGACATTGGTACCGTTTACGGTCTCTGTAGTAACGCCACTTCCCGCTTGCACATACTCAAAGCGAGAATACTTACCAAACTCAGCTTTTGCGTCTTCGTAGGTATACACCTTGCGCCAGCACCAGTCGTTGATTGATAGCTGGTTATTCGGCTTTGCCATATCGTCAAGCCATGTGTTACGCGGATCGAGATTCTCACGGTAAATGTCGTTATACTCACATACCATTTTCTTTTCGTATTTGGACTTTTCCGGCTCTTGTTCGTTGTATTCCGTGCACACCTTCACCTCGCGCTCAATACGCAACGGATATGATCTGGCAACAGCCCAACCATACTTCGCAAGGTTAAACGTGAATAGCTTCAATTGAGTCTTTGACTTCGCTGTCTCCCAGCTTCGGCTGTATAGCTGCTTGATAAGATCGGAGTATGCCTGAAACTTACTTGATGCAGCAGAAAACTCACCTGTAGGATTTTGGTCTACAAGAATAGAGAGAGCTGTCTGGATTTTAATAAACACATTGGCCTGAGAAAGATCGGATTGCCATGCGTCAGATGACTGCAAGTTTACCCTGTTTCCTCTCCAGCCCTTATCCTCATCTTCCACAGTCATCTTTGTGCCTGTTTTCTTGAGACGATGGGGAATATAATCCCGATCTGCATCAGCCCAGATATTGTCTATGTTGTGGCCATAGTGATTAATACGCACCCGTTTGAGTTGCCCAATGCGTCGTTGCGCAAAGACAAAATCCTTTTTCTGCTCCGGATCAAGCATATTCATGGAAAAGGATTTCTTTGTGTCTGTTGTAGTATCTGTAGTAGTTTTAGCTTTCTTTTTGTAAGCCATTCGAGTAATTAAAAAACCGTAAAGACTTTTGCATCTCTACGGAATTTTAATTATCTACCTACGAATTGCTGTAAAAATCATTCATATTGCTCGGATCCACCTTGCCAAACTTCGCCATTCTTATCTGTTCCAATCGCTTCTCAACGTCATTCAGTGGTTTCTGTGATTTACGTTCATGCAGGCTCGTAAGCATATATCTGTCCACGTCAGCGGCATGATCCTCAGCGTCAGTGTCTAAGTCTTCAGGGCGAATATCATCATGCACAAGACTTGGGATTGTGCCAATTGACGCGGTACATGTCTCAAAGTAAATCAATTTCGGCTTTGTGTTTGCGTCCCAAAACAAATACTTATGCATCAAATCCCAACCGTCAATACGACGCTTGGATGATGGTATCCACAGTATACCATAACGTGCAAATGTTTCTGCAATAGTCTGGCCTCCTGCGCTATCTACAATACCCGTAGGAGAGAATATCGCAGCATCAGCTACTGAATAGTCATAGGTCTCGCCTTTAGACAATCTGTTGATCTCAGCTGCTTGTTGCTCAGCATTCTGTCTGTGGCCTTTTGGAAAGTATAGCTCTCGATACACCCACACGCGGCCGTCATGGTCGAGCGCATACCATTTACAGCACGCAGGCTCCTCATAGCCATAGTCATACGACCTAAAACGCTTCCATGAGCTCGGTATCACAAATGGCTTGATCGCATGCTTTTCTCTGTTCCACTCAGCGAAGTATTGGCCTTCAAATACATCCCAGTTACCTTCGAGGAAGGCTTTACGCTTCTTGAGAGGCAATCGCTCCAACTCCTTGATATATTCAGCTGCATTGTGCGGATTGTCGTTTGGGAGTGAGCGCACAAAGAAAACTTGCGACGGATCAGGATCACCATCTTCGAAGTTGCGATCAATCCACAACTTCTTCACCCACACGTGGCCAACCTCACCAGGGTTTGTTGCTGCCATAATGGGGTTATGCGAGATACCAGGCCAACGGATAATAGAGCGCAACTGATCAAACGTCTCTCGTTGATTCTTTGTGAGCTCGTCTATGGCGCAAGCGGCAAACTCCGAGCTGGCGTATTTAGATGGGTCGTCAAGATTACGAAGAGCTAAAATACCACCTCCGAACTGTGGCTTGAGTACAAATGCCAATCCCTCAATTTGTGAGCCTTTCAACTCTCCAAGCCATCGAGGAAACTCGCTATTAATTTTTGTTATTTGGCGATCTTTAAGCGCGGGATAATTTTCGCAAAATAGAACAACGCGCACATTCCTGTGGCCTTGCTTGGCGTAATACAACAGCAAGCGCACCAATGCCCAGCGTAGAATGCGACTCTTTCCGCCACCCTTGGCACCACCAAATAGCGGATACTTGTATTTATCCGTTGCCTTCAAAAACTCCTCTTGTCGAGGAAATGGGTTTATAAGCGCGCGTAGTGATTCCTGCATTACACATCAAGCTTTAAGCTCTTGTCTTCAACAATTACAGACTGCACAGGCTTTCCTTCCGTACGGTCTGCGACTTCCTTAAACTCAATCATACTCTTGCTCATATTCTTTACACGCGCATATGCGCCAAGTGCTGCCATGGTCATTTCATCTTTGTGCTCGATCTTGTAATTCTTAAACTCTTTTGGCGACAATGACTTGAACTTATTCATCCAATAGCTAAAACTGTTCTCCTTGCTCCAGCGGCCATCACTTCTATGATTTGGATTATCTCCAAAACCACCTTTACCAGTAGGGTTTGGTATATAGTCTCTTTCTTGCTTTGTAGTTGATTCGCTCATATCCCAAATTTAGAAAGTATTTTTCCTTTCTCTTCCTTATCCGTTATTAACCTTCCAGTAAATGGATGCGAAAACTGTGTAGAAATCTGCCTTTTAATATTGTGCGTCACAACACAATAGGCTCTGTGAAGAATTTTCGTACAGGTGAATACTCTAGGTATGTCCTCGTGACTCTTGAAATCCTTGTAATAAGCCAAGTGCTTTTTTGCTGTAAAGAAAACATCTGCAGGAAATATAATCGTGTGAAACGGTGGGTTAGTTGTCGGATTATACTCTGCCAACGTGTCGCTTGGAGCGTCATAGATATATCCAAGTCCGATAGTAACAGCCTTTGACTCCTTTGGAATTACTCGCTGGATATTCTTGATCGTCTCACTTGAGAGCATATCATCCGAATCAAGACGCGTCATGTAGACCCAATCAATATCCTTGCTCGGTAGAGCGTCGAATATCTGATCTACTGAAATCATTATTCTACTCTCTAGCGTTGCATTCTTATCTTGCGACATCTCTGCAACTGCACTACCTACGTTGCCCCAATTCTTACTTCTCCAACACTCACGCAATAACCGCGCCACATTCATTGCCCTATTCTTTAGTCCTTTGCTGAACTTATCATCCCAGTACATAAGACCATCAAACGTAAATACATGTGGCATACCTAATGACTCAAGATGATAACTCAATCCTCGAAGAGTAGGATCCTCTCTATCTTCAGGCCGAAACGACATCCAAAGCAAGAACTCTCTATTTGTCTGATTCAGTAAGCTCTTGAGCGTATATTCCTTGAATATGTTCAGTCGATACTCAAGCCAACTTTCTCGCCTGCTCGCAAGTCCTAGGCCAACGCCACTGACTGGAATATAGACTATGTGAAGGCTCTTATTCCTCATTCAGTTCAGTTAAAAACTGAGCAAACTTGGTATTAAGCATTCTAGCATTTGGAAGTACACAATGGCCACCAATTTTATTCATAATAGGCACAAGATTCGGACGTGTGTATTCTTCATATCCAAGCTCTTTATACCCCTTATTGTACACATTCGTCCACTCTGTCCATGCTGAGAAATCAATACCGAGCTTATCGCATTCTTTCTTTACTTCCTTTGTGTATTCAACGCATAGACCATAGAATGTCGTATCTAACATCTTCATGAGCTCAGTCGTCTCTGGCTTATCAAACAGGTACACTTTCATTCCTGCTCTACGGAAATATCCTGCAACTTCTGATGCTTTCTCTCCCGAAAGAAACTTGTGGAATGTCTTTATTGATTGCTCAAGATGCGGGTGTATGCCAATAACAGGCGAGTGGACTGCATTGAGTTTTCTTGTAGTGCCAACAGGTACGGTGCTGTGAATGATTGTGTATTTTGGATTGTAGCGTAGCTTGTACTCTTCTACATACTCCACAAACTTATCTGAGTACGGAAAAGCAATGTGCATGTATTCCGCTTCTCTGCAATTCTCAATGTCTGCGCTGTCTCTGATATATATGTCCTTGTATTCTGCTGCCAGAACATTGTATAAAGACTTTCCAATTTCCCCTGCACCTATGATAATACTTGCCATAAATTCTCCTCTAGTTTATTTTCCCAATAAAACTGACCAATTGCATTAAAGGTATCCAAATCCTTAAATACATCATTTGGAATAAGCGGAAATTTCCCGCTTCTCATGTGTTTATACGGAATGAAGCTGATCGCTTGTTGACCAATTAACATGGCTTTGGCCAACGTCTCCGCGAAGCCATCCATCTCATTCAAGCGCAGTGCGCAATGGTATCTTTGGATCTCTTGATTAAATTGCTCATTCGATACCCGCCCGTGATAGATGATATTCTTCAACAGCCCTTTCCCGTCAACGCCATAAACATGAAACGTTATTTTCTTGTACCATGCCGCCAGCAAATCCACAAAGTCCGTACAATAATCATCTCTCCCCTCATGTGAAGTCATATACACATGAATTCCATCGAGCTTTCTAATTCTCGGATCTGGCGTAAAATCTTCAAATATCATCGGCAGTATTTCCGCATCAATACCCATGCGCGCAAGAGCCATATCTTCCACCTCATTTTCGCATATGAAACGCTCTCTGGATGCACGAATTAAGATTTGCGCAACCATATGTTTTTTCAAAGCGAGGATATCTGATCCACAAAAGAAGATTGTCTTACGCCCTCTATGTAACAAGATTCGCGCCCAATCTCCCCAGTGGTAGGCACCGAAAAATATTGTCGGCCGAAACAAATCCTTCCACGGATTCCACTCTTTCAGCTTCGTGCGCTTCAAGAGCTTCTCGCGAAAGTTAGAGATGCTTGAACTGATTCGGATTCGTTCCATCATTTTCTTTCTTTTTTATAAGTAACGCTTTTGTGGCATAACTTGCATAAAATTCTACCATTTTCGGTATCCCATAGCTCTTTACACTCGAACGCTTTTCCTATTGTATCAATGTTGTTATTCCAGATTATTTCTGAAAACATTTTTGGATAATGATCCACCTCCAAACGGCCGCCCAGATTACCACAGAATATACACGAATACCCGTCTCTCTCAAAAATCTTTTCCCGCCATTGAGAATAAAAAAAGCATTTTCTTATGCGCTTAGTAAGCTTTGTAACGCCGCCTTTCCATCTATAATGGTTTTCACCTCTTTGACAGATGCTTAGTTTTAGTCTCGTTTCTTGTGATGCAGTTCTTCCGCGCATTTTTTTCTTCGTTTCCTCTGAATGTTTCCACCGATTACCTTTTTGAGAAGGAGGAACCTTGACTGATCCCTTAAATGCACAATTTCTGGAACAAAACTTCCTATTTCTTGTCTTATAAGAATAAAAATTTTCATTACAAAATGTACATTGGTACCAGACTTTTGGTTCACCTATAAATTTTCCACTAGAGTCTTTTAATCTCATGCTATTTCTTCGCAATAAAAATATAACCGTTCCTCACCCAGTTGTTACTATTCCAGTATGCTTTTGTAATCTTCACTTTTTCAACTTTATACCCAAGCACTTCAAGCAATTTACCGTAGTCACGTGCCCAATGAAAATCCTTTACAACACCTTTCAATGACTCGTCGTACCAATCACAGACAACGATCGCCTTCTTTGATACCCTATCCATCTCCCCGATCATAGACTCAATATGCGTGGAATCAATGTACATAAGCACTGCATCGGCAAGCACAATGTCAAAGCTCTTTTCTACAAAAGGCAATACGCGATCAAGTCCTCTCACTTGCCAGTCAATGGCAGGTAGATGCTCTTTTGCGCTTTTAATTGAGTCTTCATTTATGTCTATACCCGCTAGATTGCTATCTTTCAGATAAGGGAACTTCTTACGCAATAAAGATATATTGACTCCCACAGAGCATCCAAGCTCCAACAGGCTCTCAAACGGCTCACAATGGCCTACGGCATCGACAATGAGTTGTCTATGTGGGTGTGACTCAGACGCCCAATAGTCTTCCACCCAAGTCGAATTGATAGCAGTCCAGTCACGCTTGGGATCGTTGAGCGGTCGAGTTGCCCAGTATTTAGCTCCTTGCACTTCACTCATTTATTTGAATTATGAATAATCCAGAAGTCTTCTACGCGCTCTGCGCGTGCTTCTTCATCGGGGAACATCAAACTTTCTGTGAGCGTTTCACCCGGCCGCGCTCCAATAATCTTAATATTCTCTTCTTTCCCAGCCTTCTTCAAAATATCTTTTGCAAGCTGCAAGATATTCACCTTCTCTCCCATGTCCAATATAACCGTATCGCCTGATTGTCCTATTTCTGCCGCACGAATAACAAGTTTTACAGCTTCAGGTATCGTCATCATGTAGCGCGTCATATCCTTATCTGTGACTGTGAGCGGCTCACCTTTTTCAATCTGACGTTGCCAGATCTCAAGTACAGATCCGCGAGATCCCATCACATTACCGAACCGCACAGATATTCCATTCGCGTCACGCACCGCAAGCTCGGCTACACGCTTTGTTGCTCCCATGATTGAATTTGCATGTACCACCTTGTCGGTAGACACATTAACAATAAATGCATCGCTCAACTCATTTCTTGCTTCTATGATATTCAACGCGCCATCAATGTTTACGCGCGTATACTCGCGTGGATTCCATGCTGAAGGCGTGACGTGCTTGTACGCACTGGCGATGAACACAAGATCAGGCTTGAATTCTCGAAATGTTTCTTTTACGGCATCCTTATCTCTGACATCACCGACTCGGCCATGAACATTCTGGCCATACTTTTGACCAAGCTCTTCAAATAAATCGAAGAAGCGCGTCTCATCGTTGTCAAAGATGTAGACATGATTTTCTGTTGCTGCAAGCTGGCGCACCAATTCACTTCCAATACTTCCCGCTCCGCCGAAGATCAAGCACCTATTGTTTTGCATAAAATTCTTTTACAGATTTCGTAACATAGTCAACTTCTTTATCAGTCAACCACTCGTGAAGCGGTAATCTAATAACCTCACCAGCAAGTTGTTCAGTCATCGGTAACTCAAAGTGATCGAGTTCTAATCCCTTCATTCTGTGATTCGGTACTACGTCTCTTGTGAGCGTCTCAATTCCTCTCTTTGCAAGAAACTTCGCAAACTCTTCACGCTTATTCGCAGGAACCTTTAAGTGATACTCCTGAAAAATCCGCCCCTTTTCTTCATGGGGCAACCCCAAGTGCAAATCTGCAAATGCCTTGTTGTATTTGAGTGCAATCTGCTCGCGTCGCTTGATAATCTTTTTGATCGTCTTAAATTTCACACCCAAAAATGCCGCATTGACATTCGATAAGCGCGACTTCCACGCCCACTCCATATGCTCAGGTTGCGGATAATCTTTGCGATCAACGCTTAACTGGTGGACATTCCAGTGGTTGCGCAACAGACAAATCTTCTCGTATAGTTCCCGACTGTCCGTTGTAACCATTCCACCGTCACACAAGCCACCTAAAAGCTTTGCTGTGTTGAAAGAGACTGCATTGAGTATGCCAAATGATCCCGCCATCTTGCCGTCTTGCGAAGCGCCAAGTGCTTGGCAGAAGTCATCAACGATATATAATTTGTGCTTCTTTGCAATCTTTGTGAGCCGCTTCATATCCACCATTGCGCCTGTGTATTCAATGGGCATGATAGCTTTCGTCTTCACTGTAATCACCTTCTCTACTTCATCCAGATTCATAAGCTCGTTCTCGTCAACATCAACAAGAATAGGCGTTGCTCCCGTATGTACAATTGCTTGAATGCTAGCAATGAAAGTGTTCGAGCAGGTAATAACCTCATCACCCTTGCCAATACCCAACGCAAGCAAAGAAAGGAACAGAGCGTCGGTGCCTGAGTTCACGCCGACCGCGTACTTTGCGCCTACGAATTTAGCGATATTGCTCTCCAAATTCCACACCGCATTGCGCAAAGTGAGCTCACCATTCGCCATGCAATAGTCGAACTCCTTGAGAATCGCCTTTTTATTGGCGGCGTAAAAACGAGTGTAATTTGGGCGGATAAATGGGACTTTGTACGTTTCTTTCTTCATATAATAAAATTATTTTTTAACTGCAAATGCTAAAAGCGTCGGCCAGTGATATTTATAAACCGGCACATATTCACTTCGTAATACTTGAATCTTCTTTAATTCGCCGTAGGTACTAAGTAATACTTCAATATCTTCTTTATTAAACGAATAAACGTGGAAATGTCCATCTACGGCTCCCGGTTCTTTATATTCATCTAGCGGAACAGAGACCGCTAAAATACCGCCTACCTTAAGTAGCCTGTATGCTTCCTTGATTGCCTTATCTGGGCGATCCAAATGTTCAAGAATTTCCCCCATTACCACATATCCGAATTGCTCAGCTGAAAATGCTGTCTTATATACATCTCCCTGAACATAGTTTATTTCTGGGTGAGCCTTCTGCATCTGATTTACAGCTTCAGTTGAATAATCCAATCCCCATATATCAGCGCCAGAATACTTTTTCTTTGCCATTATTGGAAGTTGAGAATCTAGTGTACCCATATCCAACAACGATTGACCTTTGTAGTATTTAAGTAGCCTTTTCCAGCGTCGCATGTCTTGAGAATCTGGCGCATGCTTGAAACGCTCGGCGAAATTCTCGTTGAAATGATCGGGAGTATTCTTATTTTCTTGAATAAGTCGGATCATAGGCGCAGATAATTAGGGCTATTAGACTCATACGCTTTTATTACAGCCTCTTTTGTTTCTTGCTCTGTCCATGGAATTCGTATTCTTAGATTTGGAAATCTCCAAATGAGATTTATATCTTCATTCTTCGTAATGTTGTGACTCAGGCCAAGAAAGCCGTACGCCTTACTTCCAGATACTCCGGCAATTAACACGGGAGCATTGTGATAACATACACAATTCCTTAAAGATTCTAGCGGCCTAAAAACAACAAAATTTATCATGCTATAAATCACGGGTCTAAGGCCTGCTAATGCCATTGCGGCGGCAATAGTCATTGAACTCATTTCTGTAACCCCAAGATTAAAGTATCTATCGGGGAATTTCTCCTGAAAACGATCCAAAAATTTGAACCCAACATCACAAGTAATCACAACAAGCCGCTTGTCCTTCTCTGCTATTTCGATCAGCGCATCTACAAATGCCCCTCGTAACTCAACTTTCTCAGTTTTCTTCCAGCCAGTTACTCTACTATGGCAATCTTTACAAAGAACCCTTCCGTTCATCACATCTAGTCGCTTATCAAAATTCTTAGAAAATTCTTCAACATGATCTACTTCTAGCCTTCCACCTCGCACTTTGCAAAATTGACACGTATAATCTTGTTGTTTTAAAACGGTCTTTCTCCACTCCCTATATTGTAAACTTCTACGTATAGCTTGCCCCACTAATGTTTTTCCTCCTTTCCAATTCATTGCATCTTTCCCCTTAAGACCGATAAGGCCTAACTTCCGAAATGGGCTTATCAACTCTCCGCTGGCAAATTTCTTTTTAAGCGTTTCGCTTATTTTTTTTCTTTGCTCGTCGGTAAACCCTTTCCCCAAATGTGGAGTAGGAGATTTTAACATTTTTCCAGCCTGCATTTTTGCATTATGCTCTTTAGATATTTTTTTCCCCTTCCAATATCTAGTGGGATTACGCAGCTTTGCATCACGCATCTTCTTTCTTGATTCTTCTGACATCTTAAAACCAAGTTTAGGCATTTAATTCTCCTAATGCTTTTTCATAGTGTTCTTTATCCAAATGCCAATAATGCCACAAATTATTATTTTCCATATAGCTCACGCCCTTTCCCTTTGTCGTATCTACAATCACAACAATAGGCCTTGAATCGGTCTTTTGAAGAAATGGGATACCTTTAGTGAATAATTTATGTAACTCGTTAAAATTGTGCCCATCAATTCTTACCCAATTCCAACCGAGTGAGCCCCACATTTTATCAAGTGGTTCTATATTCAAAATATCCTCTGTCTTTCCCATTGCCTGCCAAGAGTTGACGTCCAAAATCAGAACTAAATTGTTCAACTTATGTTGTCTGGCAATAAGCGCGGATTCATAAATTATTCCACAAGCAACCGCACCATCGCTTTCTATAGCGTAAATAGTTCCTTGTTCTTTTTTTATTTTCTTCGCCAGCGCAAACCCCACACTACCAGCAGTTCCTAGCGCGATTGATCCACCACCAAATCGTAATCCCCACTTACCCATAATCGGCTCCACTAGACCTATTAAGGGACTGCCAGGCATACAAAAACTATTTAGCTCTTCTTCTGTAATAACTCCCTTACGCCAGAGAAAATAGAACCAGGAAGCCGCCTTCCAGCCGGCGCTAAGTACCGCTTCATCTTTTTTTATATCAATATGTTCAAACAATACAGTCAAAACATCAATAATCGAAAAATTTGACCCAGCATGGCTTGCCTGCGCCTTGTAAATAAGCTCAAGTACTTTAATCCGCGCATCTTTTGCTATCTTTGCGTAGTCAGGCATTATATTATTGATTTTATTATTCGCTTAAACGTCGCCCAAACAATCCACATATCCAAACTGATAGACCTGTTATTTATGTAGAAAGTATCGAGTAAAATTTTCATAGGCTTAACGGACTGCCAATACATCTTTGTCGGATCTGCGCTTTGCTGAATCAGTGACTCCTCGTCGTAAAAATACAGCGAAGATAGCGACGTGAGACCGGGCTTAACAGAAAGCAAAATATCTCGTGTTTCTTTCGGCAATATCTGTATTGTCCGCTCTTCCTCTGGACGCGGCGAAACTATTCGCAAATCTCCCTTCAGCACATTCCAAACTTGCGGCAACTCGTCCAGCTTCGTTTTTCGCAATATACGCCCAAATCGCGTATACGCATCATTGCCTGCAAACATCTTTGAATCTGAGCCCTCTTTTAGCGTACGGAATTTGTATAGCAAAAACACCTTTCCGTTCTTCCCGACGCGTTTTGATTTGTAGATTATTGACATAGGGTTTTGCTAAAAGCCTTTAGTGGTACCAAGAAGAAGAAAAATATTGCGGCGTGAGATGCGGTCAAACCGCAACCAAAACCTCCTCTTGATACCGCTAGAGACTGCATCATAGCAACTCCCCATACAGCGCATCGCTTGGCTCTTTGGCCTTTATCGGAAACTCTTCATCGTACCCATATTCTGCGCCTATATTTGAGCACGCCCATGGAATAAGATTGTTTCCATATATTTGTGCATCCCTCTCCATCGCCAATCTCTCATACGCCTTCTTATTCACCTTTCGGTGCGCCGCATACCACTCGGCCGATGGACGGACTGAGTCAAAGTATTTAGGCACTCGAGGCAATGGATCACCATTCATGAGCGATAAGTCTCTGGTATATTTTGGCGGTTTAATTTCCATCGATCTCCTTCCCGACCTCAGGAACCTGATCAGTTTTCGTCATCATCATGTTGTAAAATCCAACCATCGCCAAAGCTGCGATTAAGAGAAATCCAATATCTCGAATTAAATTTGCCAGATTTGCGCCGAGTTCAAAAGTAAATGTCATTTTTTATAATTTATTCAGTCGATAAGGCGAGATTTGAACTCACATCTTGCGGTGCACATGGTCGGCCGACCCACCGCTGCTCTTCCAATTGAGCTACTTATCGGGATTGATGGGGCGATAGTGTCTCGCCCCGACGCTACGGTGGTCTCGTGTGCATATACCCGTAAGCTTCCTCATTCCTCCTTTGTATTTGCACCTGCTTCACTACGCGCTCCGCCTTTTTGCACCCGAGACACTTACCAAAATATGTGATCGAATACTCGTTTGCTTCGGTGGTCACTTCGAGCTTGCATGATGGACAGTGCATGATTGCATCCTCCGTCCAGCGATTGAGAATTTCGACCCACGAGATATATCATTTCACTCATGAGCGAACAAAAAACCTCAATCACTGGACGTAATCTACAATACTACTTCACTCTCCTCCGCTACCGCACCTCCTGTCATTGGCACCAACCGCTTCACTCGAAATGCTTTTTTACCCTTCTGTCGTATCCACAGCTCAACCCTCTCATGCTTGCATAACATCTTCGCGAATTCGGCGTAATGTTTGAGCGCCACCGTCCTGTGTTTCACCTGAATCCAGATCGTTTCGTTGTATCGTTTTGCGACGATATCAAACCCATAACCGCCGTATTCATTGGCGAACATATCCACTCGCCTCTGAAATTTTGTAGAGCCGGAAACGGGATACGTCATATACCCCTCCTTTTCCAGGTATGCTTTGCACTCTCTCTCCGCTTTTTTTCCTTTTTCTCTGGTGTTCATCTTTAGGTTTAATTACACAGAATTGTTACGAGGCAGGTTAGGCAACTCACTTCCCACGAAATGCGTGCCTATATGCCTCATAACTTCTGCTTACCGTCTTACCGTAAGTTCACTCGGTGCCGATTACAGGACGAACCCATAGCCTTTCCGCTTGTATACGCGTAAGCAAGTAAGAATATTATCTATGGATAAGTGCGTTATACACTGCATCTAGGGCGATGCTGTGTACACTTTTCGTTGAATTGAGCGGCAAGAAGTCCAGAATTAAGACAATCGTTACGACCAGTGCGAATGCTGCGAGCACCAGTTTTTTGGCCATTATTGCATCTTATTTTTCATATCGCTGAGCTTGTCTTTCCAATAAAGCTTGTATGACGCTTCAGCCGCACCAAGAGCTACCAGCAAATTCAGAGAGATATCGTTGGAAAATTGGCCGCCAACAAGAGCGGTGACGATGCCGAGGATTGCGGAGCTTCCCCAAGAGATTACAAGATTGATCCATTTCTTGTCGCTTTGTGCGACATAGGAAATTAGGACTGGCATACCAAGGCCTGCGAGGGCGGTGAAGAGAGTGAGAAAAGTATCTAAGTGAAATGTCATTTCTGTAAATTAATGAATGGTACTGTGCCAGTCATATATTTTTGCTCTTTGTCCATATTATTTCTTCCCCCTTTCAAGGGCTACTTTAGTTATTTCGCCAATTGACCACCGCTGAGTATTAAATGTCGCTTGATCTTGATCTGTCGCATCTTTTCCTGTAATCGCCTTAAAGATACGGTTAATAAGATCGAAGCGCTCTTTAGAATTACAGAGCTGAGCTACAAGCTCGTTAATGTCTCGCGTGCGCCAAAACAACTTATCGTTATCTGTCGCTCGGCCATTAAGGAAGAGCCTAAACTGATCGTCAATCTCTTTGTCGCTAAAAAGCGCCATTGGGTTTTCGTTAATTTTAGGTCGAAAAAGTCTAAAAGAAACAATCTTGTAGTTATTTAACTTTTTCTTGCCATCAATAGGATCAATAATGTTTCCATCCCCAAGCCACACAAAGAAATGCTGTTTTGTAATTGGTGCATAATGATTCGTTTCTGCGATACACACACCTCCTTGAGAATGTGTTGAATCTACCTTTCCCTCATAAGTTATCCCCAACACATCAGCGGCCTTTTGTGGATCTCCAATAAGGCAGCCATTCCTATACACTCCGCTTGCCTTAAACAGCTCATTTGTCATGATTGGCTCGATATCTGCAAGCATGGAAAGTGAAGTCACAAAGCATCCTGCATGACCAAAATCTGAGTCACTTGTACCAAGTCTCAAGAATTTCCACTTTGGATTGTTCTGGCTATAGTTTTTCATGACTCAATCAATAGTTTATATTCAGACTTTTTCTTGCCAACTGTCCACGCAAGAGCACCAATCGGATCTTTCGTTTCATCTATTCGCGGATCTACACGCAACACATACTCTTTGTTGCCTGTTGCATCTACTACCTTCACAAAACGCGCCTTAATATCGTCGTCACCAAGTTCAACTTCAAGTACTTGATATACTTCTTTTTTCAATCCATTCGGCGTGATCTGCTTTACTTCAAGCTCGGATATAACCTCCGCGTCCAAATCTTTCAAGAGCTTTTTATAGCCGTATGTCCGCATCGCAATAGACTTCTGCTCTTGATTTGAAAGGGAAAAGAGCTTGATTGGCTTAATAATTTTTTGAGTAACCTCTTTCCACAGTTTCTCGTCAAAGAACACGCCATTGATCCAGTGCTGAGCTAGTCCTTTCGGCCAAAAGATAGCTGGACCGGTTAATGAATGGAATCTATCTTGTCCATCTATTTTTACAATTGCGTCAGGAACAAGATATAGAATGCCTTCTTTTTCAGCTAAATATCCAAGACCGTTTTCTTTTGCATCAAGAAAGCACATATAAATTTCGTATGCTTTTTTGTCATTTTTATCACCTTTATTCAGATGCAAAAATTCATTAAGAACTACCAGATTGTCAAAATCATAATCAACCCCTGCCGACCCTGCCGACCCTGCCGACCATGCCGACCCTGCCGACCTTGCCGACCCTGCCGACCATGCCGACCATGCCGACCATGCCGACCCTGCCGACCATGCCGACCCTGCCGAATCTATAGCATCAATAAACTTATAGTCTTCGATATCAACAACATATCTTATTTGCGGCATATCAAGTCCAGCAATAAGATAAGATTTCTTTATAGCTTCCTCAATCTTTTCTTGATTCCATGGCTTCGGATCCAGCAAGTTAGCACGCTCCATCCGCTTAATAAGCTCATATGAGCTATCGCTATAACCGCGCTTTTCTTCTTGTGGAGTTAATTTTTGTGGTTTTTTTGTCATAAAAAATCTAAACATAGTTAGTCTTGAACGGATCGACGAAATACAATCGGGTCATATTCCTGCTGAATTTTAATCTCAAATAACCCAGGCGGAAGCGTAATAGGTGCGTGCTCCTCATGAACAATAGTTGCTGTTCCGCCAGAAACCTCAACATAACGAATCCCATCTTTGAAAGCACTCTTAATAAGCGTTTCTGCTGTATCGGGCTTTAATACATGCTTATGACCTGTTACTTCTCCATACGCAAGAATTTGCTCATCAACTTTTGAAAGCTCTTCTGTGGAGCTTGATTCATTTACTTGTTCGATATACACATCCCCTTGTCGTCGTAAGATCATCTTTTTGAGTTATTTATAGACTCTTTTTCTAAATTGTCTTTCTCGCTTTTTTCCAACGCCCATCCGATTATCGTAAACGCCAGAAAAAGCATTGTCATGATGAATACGGCGGCGAGTAGAAATGCGAGGATTATTGTGTCCATGTATATATTATACATCAACTATGCGTGAGTCGGGGAATGCTTTTAGTGCCGCTTCCCACAGCTTCGTTTGCTTGCTATTCAGCCGTACATTCTCGCCCTGCTTCTTCATGATCTTCTCTTTTATTTCCTGCGTGCGTGAAGCGCGCACCAACTCGCCCAGCTCTGTAAATGTGAGCACTTCGCCTCTCTTCATCTTATCCAGCAGCTCTTGCGGGGTCATAATACCAACGTATCCCTATAGCACTCCTCGCAGTAGAGTGCCTTTACTTTTGCATCTCTGTACGCGACATCGCCCGAGAATATGGCGCATGCGCATCCAAGACACAGCTCATCACTCGTCGCTATCTGTCGCGTCATCTTCATAGTTTTTTAATACTGCTTCGATTTTCTTTTTTCTGCCTTCCAGCAATTTGAATACGTCCTTTTTCAGAAAAATCCGCTGTCTGGTTACTTCGTCGAATACGCTTTTAAGAAGGCCACGCGTTTCGTAACGGACAATCGTCGAGTGCGCGACACCATTTGGCTTGCCGACTGCGGCACCGAGCATCTTGCGCGCCTCTGTCATATTCACATAATCACTTTGTTCATTCATATATTCGGTCTAGCACAGATTTAATTATTTTTCAAGAGGCGACCCCTTCCCCCACCTTTTAGTGGAAGTAGTCGATATAGTTTTTCCTCAAAATATACGTATATATTTTTATTGCAAGAGTCGATTTTTAGCACTTCAATCACAGTGGTTTTCTCGATACCGGAGTGAACTGAAATAAATGTACTGATTGATTCTTGCGGTGTGTCTGAAAAGTAAAAGCGTTGCTCCTCACTCATTTCTTTTTATCCTTAATAAATTGATAAAGTCCGGGGCAGCTACGCGCAATCTCGTCATTAGCTTCATCAGTAATCTTAAACGAACCGACTTCATACCATCCATTACCACCACAACCATAACAGTTCTGATTTTGAACAAAACGTGTCATTGATATAACGTGCTCCTTTTCCATCACACTGTGGACAAATAACTCCTCTTTTTTGGTCATTATCGAAAGTAAATGAGTTCATTTCTTTTCTTAATTATTTACTGCGAGCCATGACCGACCAACAGGCATCACGTCCCCGTTTTTATTCGTGCTTAGTCTCTGACTTAAATAATAGTAGCTACATATTATCTTTTGTCTCAACTTGTGGGGTGCGTATCAGTTACCATCGGCGATCAACTCCGAAGGGTCAGTCTTGATTCACAATAAACAATCATTTCTTTTTCTTAATTATTTTTCATCTCGCGGTGTGTTAGGCATCGCTGTTTTCCTTTTCTAAAAGTTCATAATGATATTGCCCAGACATATCACACACACATCTTTCCTCTACCTTTGACCTTCCGAAATGTGGCTTACCGCAAACATCACATACTGGCAATTCAATAAGCTCTCGCGGGCTAGTTGGTGTGGGGGTCATTTTGGTAAGCTCCTTGTTCGGCATATTCTCCAGCAAAAGTACTCAAGGTGAGACATTTTTGGAGCACACCATTTTGTTTTGAAAGTAAAATATAATTCTCGCAAGACGCTTCCGTATTTCATTTTCCATCCCCATATTCCCGTTTGAAATCGGCGAGAGCTTTTTCTGATACTTTATTTAGTATCTCTACTGCCTTATCTCGATCAGCTGAAGTATATTCAGGGTGGTCAATGTTAATAAATAATTCCCTAAGCATCCAAAGATTCATTATTTTCGAATAGAGTTCCACCGCCTCGATGATCTGCTTGTTGTGATCTTCTTTTAACTTTTTATTTACTCTGTCAAAAAATGGATCAGAATTTATGTCTGAGTCAACAACTATTTCTTTCTCCGTCCTCGCGACCTCGCTTTTTAGAATAAAGTTTTTTTCCTCCTGAGCCTCAGCCCTTTTTTTATACGCGTCTCTTTCCATCTCAAGCTGCATATTTCTCTTCTCCATTTCCTCCCGTTGTTCTTCAAGTTGTTTTTTATGATGGTCTTTCAGCTCTTGCCAAGTTATTCCGATACTATTGTCACCCTTCCACTCCTCCCCGTTTGATTGACCATCCCGTTGGGCGGCTAAAAGATCGCGGATGAATTGCTTAATGGCTGAACGTTCACTTCCTGTCAAATAGGTTTTAGCTATATAAAGTTCATCAAACTTCTTTTCCCACACCTCGCTCCCTGTCTGACGTGTTTCTTCGGGGGTAGGCTGTACAGGGCTTAAATCACCCGTAGGAGACGGATTTTCGTTTTTGGGTTCTACGGGGTGTTTTTTTTCGCAAGCATGATATTGGATTGTGCACGAACTATCGTCGCAATATGTTTTGTGCGAATAAATATCGCAGCTCACATTTTTACTTTGATAATCACATCTTTTGCTACATTTTGTGCATCTAAGCTGGTCATGCATAATATCGCAGCTCATATCACAATCACATTCAAGTTGTTTTACTTCCGCTCCGCAACAATTCGATACTTCGCGCTGTTGATCTTTATTTGTCATTTAGAAAAAGTTTAGTTTCTAAGTTTCCGTAGTAGTCTTCTTCGGCGATCAATTTTACTTCGTGCAGCTCTCTATCTCCTGAAAATCCATAATCGTTTTTATCGACGAACTCTTTGACCTGCTGATATGCTGATCCCGCATCACTAGAAACGACATAGGATATGCCAATTCTTTTACCGCTAGACGCATATGTCATGCCTTTAAGTGTTACAAGATATAATTTCATTTCTTCTCTTTAATATCCAATAAAGCTCCTGCGATTACTCCAACCATAAGCGTTAATCCAAATACTTCCATGTGATGACTATTCCCAAAAATCAAGAAGAACGATCCAAGTGTTAATGTCAATCGTGGCCACAAGAATTCCAAGTCTCTCATTTTAGCCCTTTCTTCTCTTTAATTTTTTCATATTCTCGCTCCAATTCTTCAGGCGTCATCTCGTGAATACGCTTGTAGAGATTCATTGACTCTCTCCAGCCATAAATCTTTCCCAGAAAATACGCGGAGAATATACCCGAGATTTGCGCGATGAAGAGCAGGACTAGAAAGAAGTTATCATGCATGTTTTTTCATCCCGTGTCTTATAAAATCATACTTCTTAATCTTTCGATTCATCTGCCTACTAAATAGTACGGATAGTTCCACATGTAGCGTATTTGCGAGATTGATACAGAACTTCAGCGAAGATACTCGATGGCCACACTCAAGACTAGAGATTGTTGATGGACTTGTTTGTGTAATTTCTGCAAGCTCTTTTTGAGTGAGCTTTCGCAAAAGTCTGTAGTAGCGCAAGTTCTGCCCAATAATTCGTGCGTAGTTTATTTGCATGGTCAGAAAGGCAAATCGCTAAGCTGGATTGATTCCCCGGTCTTCGTTTCCTGCATAATAGCGTCTACATGTCCGTCCTGCGTCGCAATCTCTTTTTGTGCCTCTTTCTTCGCTAACAATCTTTCAATCCATTGTGAGACAACGTGCGTTGAAATTTGACTCAATGGCCGCCCGATGGACTTCTCAACATCTGCTTTGTTGATATTAAGCTCAAGCATTAAGCCTTCAATAGTAGCAATCTGTTTATTTGTTGCAACTTCCCCACTTGCAACCTTTGGCGCTACAGGAGGAAGTGCAGGTGCTACCTGCTCAAACATAGTGTCCAACGGATTTGGTAGCTCTTGAGTATATCCCGCAGGCTGCGCTACCGCAAACGGATCGCCGTTATCAAAGAGAGCCTCAAGGTTTACAGGTGTTCGCGCAATCGCCGTCTTCTGTTCTTCGCTCAATGGAGTTGCAGGATCAGGAGTCAACAAGTACTCCGTCTCAATTCCTTCGCCTGTGCGAGTCACGTGCAAATCATAGTTTTTGCAGTTTCCCCACTTCGGGTTTTTGGACAACGCACGAATTGCGATCTGTAGGCCTTTTTGGGTAAGCTCTAAAATTTCTACGCGGTTGGTTGCGTAATTCCACACACTCATTGCCCAGAAGTGTTTCGCAATTTCAGGCTTGCCAGTCTTCGGATTATTCTCAAGCTCATCTACGGGCACAGGTACGCCCATGCGCAATCTCTTAGGGTGTCGCTTGTTTTGTTCATCAGTCACCCAGTATTCGGTTCCAAGGATTGGAGACGAAAGAATACGAAAGTGGTTATCCCCAACTTGCAGCTTCATGTAGTTACCTGTTGCTGTAGGGACGGAGTAAGAATCAGGGAGGAAGTCGTTCATAGGTATATATTATTTCTTAAAATCTTTGATTGATAAATTGAACTCATTCTCGACTTGCTGCGCACTGTCAATCTTTCTCATCTGCTTGTTCATTGCTTCAAAGAAGATATCTGATGCTGAGCGCACTGTTCGCATTTTCTCGGATAATTCACGTTCCGCTTGCGCCAGTTCCGCCAATTTCGCGAGGACTTCTGTCTTGGTACCTGCGTAGATGGTTACTTTCATATTTTTATGTTTAGTTATTATATCCCAGAAATTCGTTGACAAGCGGCGAGTAGTGCGAGCCGTGATCGGAGAGGAGGTTGTTTGCCGCTTCGTCTTTTGCGTCTTCGGCTTCCGCTTCGGCAAATTCTCGTTTTGCGGTTGCTACTGCTTCAAGGTCTTCTTCGAGGGCTAACTCTGCCGCTAAGTCTCCGCTCATAGTTTTTAGTTAGTGTTTAATGTAGTACCATGTAGGGGCGAATCTGCGAGAGCATATCACGCTTGGCGTGGGTCACAACTCGCGTTCGCCGCCTACCAAGTAACTGAGTGTAGTATATTCCACCTTGTGAGTAATGTCAACAGGTGGAGAGATAAGTTATCCCCAGGCTTGCAAAATCCGGCGGATACGGTATAGTAAGGGTACTCGAAAGAGTGGCTGTGGAATGGAAAAAGGCATTGAAACAAAAGAGCACATAGGTGTTGCAATGCCACCCGCAAGGGTCGTTGCACAGCCCATTTGCTCTTTTTTGTATTCCGATGGATAAGGGGAGCGCAAACCATACAACCCCCCGGAGGAGAGCTATTAAAATGTATGGAGCTGGCTGACATGGCGCATACGACGCAACAGCAAGCAACAAGATATGTGCGGTACGTCTAATCATCTGATGATCTTTGTGACGTATCGCCAGAAAACGCGGGGTGTATATCTACCCCAAGGTAAAAGCGTGTGACAACCACCATGAGTGGCTCTGCCACCGTTACAAGCTCCTTTGAGTGCCCAACAGATCGATGTTAATTTGAGTATCCCTCACATCTGGCACAATAAGCGTATAGACAAAGATGAGTGGACTGCGAGAAAAAACGCAAAAAAGTCCGCTATCAGAAAAGCGCACAAAAAAAACAGCGCTAACTAGCCCCACTGCGCTCCGACGCAACCGCTTCTCTATCTCAGCAATCCACTCTCACGCGAGAGTTTTTTAATTCAATCACCATGTACACTCTACGTCCCTATCAACAACAAGCAGTTAACCAAGCATATTGGCACATCCAAAATTACGGTAAACCTTTTATCATTCAAGCAGCCACAGGCGCAGGCAAGAGTTTGATCATCGCTGAACTCTGCAAGCGTCTCAATCAACCCGTACTCATCTTGCAACCCTCTAAGGAGTTGTTGATTCAGAATTTCGCGAAGTTGAAAAGTTATGGAATTACAGAAATCTCAAAGTACTCAGCGAGTGTGGGTGAAAAAGCAGTCTCAAAATTCACGTATGCGACAATCGGAAGCATTTACAAGAAACCTGAACTTTTCGCGCATTTCAAGTATGTAATAATTGACGAGTGCCACGGCGTGAATCCGAAGAATTTAGAGGGGATGTACACGAAGTTTCTCACGGCGATCGGTTGTACGAATGTGTGTGGATTGACTGCTACGCCATACAGAATCGTGTCGAAGTTTGTGAAGCAAGGAGATGAATTTGTGTACACGGCGGTTTTGCGAATGATAAATCGCATTCATCCATTTTTTTTCAAGAAAATTGCATTTAAGATTGAGACTCGCGAATTGATAAATCAAGGCTTTTTGTGTCCGATTGATTACATTTCTGACGAGGCTGATTTGTCCGAGCTTGTGGTGAATACGACAGGCGCGGATTTCACGGCTGATAGTGTTGACACGTTTTGGAATACGAACAGACTTAAAAAGATTGCTCAAGCGATTGGGCACATTGACGCAAACCACAAGAGGAACCTGATTTTTTGCTCTTCTGTTAGACAGGCAGAGAAGACGCAAGATCTTCTCGATTCAATGGGAATTGATAGTGGGATTGTAACAGCAAAGACTAAGGCAAAGGAACGCGATCAAATCGTACAAGATTTTCGCGATGGAAATATAAAGCACCTTATTAACGTGGGTGTGTTCACCACCGGCTTTGATATTCCTAAGCTTGATTCAATAATTCTTGCGCGTCCTACTATGAGCCTTGCTTTGTATTACCAGATGGTTGGACGCGGCGTGCGCATAGATTCAAGCAATCCAAATAAGCGATTGACGGTGTATGACTTTGCAGGCGTGACGGACAAGTTTGGGAAAGTTGAGAATATACGACTCGCAAAAGAGGTCGATGGATTTAGAGATAAGGTTGTTGGTGAGCACGGAACTATGACAGAAAGGATTTTGTTTGAGTTTAAGGTTACAAAAAAAGAAAAAGTTGACACTCTCAATGATATGGAATGGTCGGAGGAGGACTAGCCCACTCCCCTCTCATGTGTCGCACAATGCACTCTCTTTGCTTAAACAAAGCAAAAACGCTCCAATAAGAGCGTGATGCATTGGAATAGGGGAGTGTACTACTTTATGAGCCCGCGACGCACAAGCTCGAAAAATACGTTAACAGCACCAAATATTGTTGCCGGTATTGCTGTTCCGACAACAATCCAAATAACGCGGGACATCTTCTTAAAGTTTTTGTCTCTATTTTCTTTTAGGTCTTTTACGTCCGCAGATATCGCAGAGATGTTGTCTTGGGCCAAATAGAATTTCTGTGCGAATACTGTATTGTCCTGCACATGAATATCAAAATCGTGTTTCAAAACTTGGTAGATTTGGAGTGTTTTATTGATATCGTTGAGTGCTATTTTCATCTCCTGCATTAACGTTGTCTGGTTTTTTGAGTGCTCCTCAAGCACTGACACTTTAGTGTCGATGGTATATACCTTATCTTGGAGTTGGTCTATTTTGTCTTGCACGGCTCATTTCTCTCCAAGTAAATCAATTTTTTCTTCTGTCGATTCTTTTGCTACAGGCTGTTCCTTAAACGCGTTCTCAAATTTAGTCTGGAAATACTTGAATGTGTCTACATACTTAGCACCTGCCTGTTTCAGTGCTACTTCAAGCCCTGCTAAAACAGCGAGCGACTCGTCTTTTGTAAATTCAATTGATCGTTTTTCCATATTATTATTTAGGTTCTGTTAATTCTTTTGCTTGATCAAAACGTGCTTGTGCAGCATCAACTTGTGCTTGCAATTTACCCGTCTCTTGCTCAAAAAACTCAAGTCGGCGGCGCATTCTGTCCTTTGCATCGAACAAATCACGCTCAAGCTTATCCAATGGGACAATTACCACTTCTTCCTTGGTTGTCGTGATCTTAATGTCCCCTTCTGCTGTCTTTTCTATTACTTCTTCCATGTGTGTAAATTAAATTATAGTGCTTCAACTTTTACAAAAAGGTCGTAAATCATTGGACTAGCGCCAACACTCGTATAATCGAATAGGAATTGTAAGTTAGTCGATGCTTTACAGTAGGCAATCTCGACTCCGCTTATCTGTGTTCCTGTGGTGTTTGCCGCTGACGTAATAGTTGGCGCAACGCTAGTC